GGTGCTTGTTGTGCTCTACCTGATGCAGTGAGTAAAAGAATTATTATTGGGTAAATACAGAAACTGAGTTTGTGGTAGATTTTTGTTCTGTAGTTCTGTCTATCCATGTTTCCTTAGCCACTCCAGTACCTAATATGGTCTCACTGAATTGAAATGGGGCACCTTGAGTCATAATGCTATAATTTGCTCCAGGAGCAGGAGTTCCTGGAATATTAATATTTGTTCCCGTCACAGTATAAGATGTGCCAGTTGTGTATTCCACCTGGCGTATAGATTCTACAATTTTTGTAATTGTTTCTGTTGTCGCATTAATAGTTCCCCTAGTAAAGTTGGGAACCACTTGTTCAGCATAAGCAGGAGTACAAATGACTCCCGCTGCTAAAAGCAATGCGGGAGTTATGTGTTTCATTTGAATACGCTCAACTCGATGCTACGCTGTGCAGTTGCTGTAGTTCCGGCACCACCAGCAGTAACAGTAGGAACACTAGTAGGTGATAATGTACCAGCAAGAGTACCCTTATCCCCACCAACTTGAGTTACACTATCTCCATATAGATTTGGTGTTCCAACAACACCATTTGTTACTGTTTGAGTAGTTACTGGTGTATCTGCAACATTGCTTGTTTCTGAGAAACTGAATGCTTGACCTGCCGTATTGATGTCGTAACTTCCAGCACCACCTACACCGCCGAATGTATTTGCTTTAATATTTGTACCTGAAGCAGAATATGATGCTCCAATTCGAGTTGATTGTACCGCAGCACCCTGGACACCAAGTTGAACAGAATCAGTAATTCTTGATGTAATTTCAGCAGCACTTACAGGAGTAATGAAGAATAACGAAGAGATTAAAAGTAATCTTTTCATTTTTCTATTTTGTAGGACTTGAAGTATTTATGAAAAATATGATATACTATCAATAGTTAAAATTTATTTTTATGACCGAACAACAAGAACATCTTACAAATCTTTTGCAACAACGCCAAACTCTGTCTCAAGAACTTGAATCCCTTCAAGGTCAAGCATCTGCAAAAAGAGAACTTTTTCTTAAAGTTCAGGGTGTGATTGAATATTTGACTCAAATTGGTGTAGTGCTTCCCGAACCAGAAGAGACGGATGAAGAAGTGTCTGAGGATAGTTGACAAATCCTAAATATTAACTTAATATGAAAAATCCCACATCAGGGATTTTGTTATGAGACTGTGATGTGAAATTAGAGCCGTGGAAAGTGCCCTCCGAGAGGTTGGGTCTACCCCCTTTCTATACGGATGTAGAGTTCAATTAAAATTAATGCAACAATTCTTTACTGTAGCCCTGCCCCTTTTGGCATCGGTTACAACCAGTACGGCAACACTGCCATTCGTCAACTACAAGATGCAAGGTCCTCCTCCCCCATTGGAAGAACTAACCAAATTGAATCTTGTAGATGAAAAGAAGACAGCAATCCGAGAGGTTGCTCCCGAAAAGCCAAAAGAGAAAAGGCTAATTTGTAAAGGGTGTTCAGAACATGAATCACTTGCTGTGGAGTATTTCCAAGAGCAAGGAATTAAAGACAGAAACGCCCTCGCTACTATCTTGGGCAATATTAAGCAGGAATCTATGTTCGTGCCTAATATTTGTGAAGGTGGTAGTAGGACTCAGTACCATCACTGCGGTCGTGGTTATGGTCTGATCCAATGGACATCTGCCGATCGTTATTATGGATTGGGTGATTTTGCTAAGAGATTTGGTGGAAATCCATCATCTTTTCAAACGCAACTTGGTTATCTAACGACTGAGGTTCAATGGAAACGAATTGCTAACAGGATGAAAACTCCTGGAAAATCTATCAATCGTTACATGGACTATGCGTATAGTTGGATTGGTTGGGGCATTCATGGTGCTCGCACATCTTATGCTCATGAATATGCTAACCGACTGATCACGGTAGAAGTTTGATATGATTGGGGGGGATGGCTTGACACCCCCCCTTCTATCCATTATAATATCCTCATGAGCAACGGGGGGTCCAAACCTCGTATAAGTCTCTCACCTCCCATGCCTCTCATAGAAGCACAAACAGGGAGGTCCCTTGCCTCAGTAACTCAGTGGACTAGAGTATCCGCCTTCTAAGCGGTTAGCCGTAGGTTCGAATCCTACCTGAGGCGCTTGACTTTTTGAGAAAAAAGTCTTATAAATAAAACATACTTGTAAAACAAAAATGACTCGTTCGTTCGCAAAACCCCAATTTACATATCCACTCAGCAATATGTCTGATTGGAATTCATGCGGGCATATTGCGGGTGAGTCCCCTTCTGCTATTATGAAAGAATGAAATCATTCTAACATAAAGCAAAAGGGGAGAGAAACCAAAAGTTTCCTCCCCTTTTTTGTTGCTTGGGACAGTTTCACAAGTGTCCACTCTTCTTCCCAAAAGTTTGAAGCAGTGGTATTCTAAGTAAATCGGTGGGGGAACGAGACCCCAAACGCCAAGTTCCAATTCTGAAACTGGCACACACCACTTGATTCAAACTTGATTCGGTGGTATTCTAAAAGGGTGGTTGAGAGACCACCAGAACCTTGACAATTAAATAAAAATCCTATATTATTGGGTCTGTAACTCAACTGGTAGCAGTAACGGGCTTTTAACCTGGAAGTTGCGGGTTCGAGTCCCGCCAGACCCATTGACCGTGAGTTCGGTCATTAAATATAAACTGAATGGGAGGATGTCTACTGTCGGCAATATGTGTAGTCCGTGTCTGTAAAACACGTACATAAGAACCATCGGGGGTTCAATTCCCTCTTCTCCCATTAGATGATTCAGCAATTCTTACTTTCTTTTTGGTAGAAAAAACAATCATCTAGTTTACTGTGGAGTAGAGCAGTCTGGTAGCTCGTCAGGCTCATAACCTGAAGGTCGCAGGTTCGAATCCTGCCTCCGCCACGGGGTCTTAGCTCAATTGGTAGAGCATTTGCTTTGCAAGCAAGAGGTTATGGGTTCGAGTCCCCTAGATTCCATTCCCTTCGGGGAAACTTATGGGTATGTCTCATCGAAAACATGTGATAGGATCCTATCATAGTGGTATGATGGACTGTCTGTACAGCAGTCGCCTAAGGCATCGTAGGTTCAAATCCTATCCATACCCACTTGCGGAATTAGTTCAGTGGTAGAACGCAACCTTGCCAAGGTTGATGTCATCGGTTCAAATCCGATATTTCGCTCCATTTGGCCTCTTAACTCAGCGGTTAGAGTGTCTGCCTGTCTAGCAGAAAGTCAGGGGTTCAAATCCCCTAGAGGTCGTCGTCCCTATACTTTTTCAGTTTTGTATGTGGGCAGTATTGACAAACTGATAGAAATATCTGTATTTTTTTAGAAAAATTATAACAGATATTTCTTATGGAGAGAGTCCGGTTGGTCGAGGGAGCAATCTTGAAAATTGTCGGGTGTTAAAGCCTCGCAGGTTCGATTCCTGTTCTCTCCGTTTGGCGTAGTAGACAAATTGGTAAAGTCACCATCCTTTCAAGATGGATATTTTGCGGGTTCGATGCCCGTCTACGCTTCTTCCTCTTAATTGAGGATACTTATAATCCAGATGACCGAGCAAGCGAACGGGACCGACTGTTAATCGGATATTGGTAGGGGCAGTACCTACATCTGGAGTTGCTTCTTATGAAGCATTTATCGGATATTAGCGCAGTTTGGTAGCGCACTCCGTTTGGGGCGGAGGGGTCGTAGGTTCAAATCCTACATATCCGACTTGGGAATCTTCGGATTCCCCATATGGGAACATGGTGTAGGTTGGTCGGCACGTATGTCTGAAGAACATGAGGTCTCGGTTCGATTCCGGGTGTTCCCGCTTGCCCTTGCCGTTGGGACGGTGAAATAGGGTTCAACTTGACAAAGTAGTTTTAGATAGGTGTGCTGAACCCACACTGATAAGATTCTCCTCGTAAGAGTTCTTCTTGTACGAAACCTCAAGTCTATTGAGAGTGGGATCATTCCCCACCACGGGCACATAATGGAACGTATCTCAGTTGGTAGAGCACACGGCTGATAACCGTGCGGTCACGAGTTCAAATCTCGTCGTTCCAATTGTTGCCTTCGGGCAACATAAAACCCTTACGGGTTGCTTCAAGACAACATAGAAAGGTGACCGAGAGGCTTAAGGTAGAAGTTTGCTAAACTTCCGAGGGAGAATATCCCTCCGAGGGTTCGAATCCCTCCCTTTCTGCTGGCAGTATAGTTCAGTGATAGAACAGAAGATTCATACCCTTCTCGTCGGTGGTTTGATTCCATCTACTGCCATGTGTGCGTAGCATAATGTTAATGCGCCAGTTTGTGGAACTGGTTTATGGCGGTTCAAATCCGCTCGTACACCCCGCCCTTATAGTTCAGTGATAGAACGCATTCTTGGTAAGAATGAGGTCGTGAGTTTGATTCTCACTAAGGGCTTTGAACTATCCGGTATTTCCAGATAGTTCAATATTGCCTCTAAAGCATTGTGGTGATGCACCGCTCTTGTAAAGCGGAGACGACAGTTCAATTCTGTCTAGGGGCTTTGTCGGAAGTAATTACCCCGACAGCGTGAAACAGTTGGTGCATCAACACTATGTTTAATAGGTTTCACGTTAATGTCTAGTTGGCAGAGTGGCCGAATGCGGAAGTCTGCAAAACTTCTTTCACCGTGGGTTCGAATCCCACACTAGACTCTGTGGAGTATTCCACTTTAATCCAGAATCGTCTAACTGGCAGGACACCATCCTTTGAAGATGTATAATATAGGTTCGAATCCTATTTCTGGAACTCGTCCGTGTAGCGCAATTGGTAGGAGGCACTACCTTGAGGGGGTAGACAGTGGAGGTTCAAATCCTCTCACGGACATTGCCAGTTCCAAAACTGGTACACATTCCTAGAATTCTTGGGTTTTACCTGCTATTCTATGAAAACAAATAAAACACACCTGAGGAAAAAATGAGTAGATCTAGAGTATTTCTGGTATCTGACACACACTTTGGACATCATGGTGTGTGTAAGTTTCTGAGAGAAGACGGACAAAAACTTCGTCCGTGGAATCATCCCGATGAAATGGATGAGTCTATGATTGATTACTGGAACGAAACTGTTTCACCGAATGATAAAGTTTATCATCTTGGAGATTATGTAATCAATCGTAGATCAATGGGAACTGCTTCCAAACTTAATGGAAAGAAGTGTCTTATTAAAGGGAATCATGATATCTTTAGACTCAGTGAATATGCAGAACATTTTTACGATATTCGTGCATATCATGTTCTAAACAATATGATTCTTAGTCATGTTCCGCTTCATGAATCTCAACTTGATAGATTTGGTGTAAATATTCACGGACATCTTCATTCGAATAGAGTGAAGAATACGTTCGGGAACATTGATAACAGATATCAATGTGTATGTGTTGAGCATACTAATTTTCGTCCGATTCTTCTTGAAGAGGTTATGACTTGGATAAATTCTTGATTGTTTGTTCAATCAAGTTTTTATGGGCGTGTATCGCAATGGTAGGAGGCACCAGACTTAGAATCTGTACAGTGGAGGTTCGAATCCTCTCACGCCCATATGCCGAAGTGATCCAATTGGTAGAGGTGTTCGCCTCAAAAGCGAAATGTTGTGGGTTCGAATCCCACCTTCGGTATTCCATCGGCAGATGGAAAGGGAAATTTAGGTGATGCATCGCTTAAATGTTCCTGGAACAATTATCTATGGTTCGATTCCTTAACTCTGGTGAGTTAGATAAGAGTTCCTTAATTTTTTGTTGGGTTGGTCTAATGGTATGATGCAGGTCTCCAAAACCTTGCGATGGGAGTTCAAATCTCTCACCCTTCGCCAAATGCCCTGGTAACTCAGTGGAAGAGTGCTTCGCTACGAACGAAGAAGACGGGGGTTCAAATCCCTCTCAGGGTGCCACAATCTAAATAAAATGAGGTGCAACAAAACAAATGGAATCCATAGAACCATATAGTACAATACTGGTTCTAAACAGTTCTTATGAACCATTACATTTTACAAACTGGAAAAGAGCAATTGTTCTTCTTTTCAAGGACAAAGCAAGACTTATTACTAAGCATGTGATTCGTTTAGTCAGTTATGTAAAAATTCCTTTTAATCTTGGAAAAGACTCTTATCCTACAAGAGCACTTATCTACAAGAGGGATGATCATGAATGTCAATACTGTGGATCCAAGAAAGATCTTACAATTGACCATGTGATTCCTCGTTCAAGAGGTGGACAGGACACATGGGAAAATCTAGTTGCCTGTTGCACCAAATGTAACTTAAAGAAAGGAAATCATTTTCTTTCCGAAACAAATATGATTTTGAAGAAAAATCCAGAAGCACCTTTCAACCGTGTTTATTTGGATCTTCAAAAGAGTCGTGTTTCAGAATGGAAAGAATATGTAATCGGTTGAGGACAGTTTCTGAACTGTACCACAGGGGTTGACGCCAAATCAAAACCCTGTTATTCTGTAAGGGTGGTTGAGAGACCACCCAATCGGGAGATTAACTCAGTGGTAGAGTGGTTGCCTTACAAGCAATAAGTCACTGGTTCGAATCCAGTATTTCCCATACACCTTAGGGTGTTCTAAGATGAGGCAGCAATCTTTATGCACTAAACGGTTAATTTAGAAACGCAAAAAACTCATCTTGCTCAACAAAGTTGATTCAGCAATCAACCTAATTGTATCTGAAAAACAACTAAACATCAACTTGGAGAAAAATTATGACTTTTATGAATGCTCTTGAATCCGAAATGAATGTCACCGAAACTCTGAACGGTGCAAAAGCATACAAATCCACTCTGAATAAGTGTCTGGATCTTTTCGGAAAAATCGCTGCTTGCCGTAATGATGTCAAGCAAGCACAAAAACTTTTTGCCCATGCATATGCGGAGAATCCTGAGACTGCTACTCGTATTCTCTTCTGGGCACGGGATATTCGTGGGGGACAAGGTGAGCGTGAAGTTTTCCGTAACCTCTTCAAATATCTGGTAGAAGACAATGGTGAAATTGGTGAAAAACTGGTTTCTCTGGTTCCTGTATATGGACGTTGGGATGACCTTCTTGTTCTGGAAAACACTTCTGCCTGGGAAACTGTGCTGAATGCAATTCAGAATCAAATGAATCTGGATCGTGTTTCCTTCAAAGCAGGCGCACCAGTATCTCTGCTTGCCAAATGGATGCCTTCTATCAATGCTTCTAGCAAAGATAGCAAGCGTCTAGGTCGTAAGATTGCCGCACATCTTGGTATGACTGAGCGCGAGTATCGTAAGGTTCTCAGCAATCTTCGTACTCACATTAACGTTGTTGAAAAGGCAATGTGCTCTAAGGAATGGTCTGTAATTGATTATTCCAAACTGCCTTCCCGTGCTGCTTTCATGTATCGCAAAGCATTCGCAAAGCAGGATGCAGATCGTTATTCTGCTTATCTCAACGCTGTTGAGAAGGGTGAAGTAAAGATTAATGCAGCAACTCTCTATCCATATGATATTGTTGAACAGTATCTCTACAAGGGTGCTCGTAACGACAAAACCATTGACCTGCAGTGGGAAGCACTTCCTAACTACATGGAAGGTAAGGAGTTCAACGGTCTGGTAGTTGCAGACGTTTCTGGATCTATGATGGGTCGCCCTATGGCAGTGTCTATCTCTCTTGCGATGTATATTGCAGAGCGTAATACTGCTCAAGTTTGGAAGAACAAGTTCCTGACTTTCTCTGCACAACCTGAACTTCAATCCATCGTTGGTTCTACCATCGGTAAGCGGGTTGAGAATCTTTCTCGTGCTGCTTGGCAGATGAATACCGACCTGATGGCAGTATTCAAAACTGTTCTGGATGCTGGAGTAAAGAATAATGTTCCTGCGGAGGATATGCCTCAAAAACTGATCATTGTCTCTGACATGCAGTTTGATCAGTGCTGCCGCTCCAACAAGAGAACCAATTTTGAGCAAATTCAAAAACTCTACCGTAAGGCAGGGTATGAAATGCCTCAACTGGTTTTCTGGAATGTGAACTCTTATGGTAATGTACCTATTGAGGCACACGATACTGGCACTTGTCTGGTATCCGGTTGCAGTCCTTCTATTCTGAAGTCTGTTCTAACCGATAGTGTCATTACTCCTATTGACACTATGAACGAAACCGTGTATAATGAACGTTATGATGCGGTGGGAGAAGTATTCTCCTGATTCATCGGAGAGGGTTATACCCTCTCCACTTTTAGAGATTATTCAGCAAACCCTTAGGATCTCAAGGTTCGATTCCTTAAAATAATCTCGTTCTAATGGGGAAGTAGCTCAGTTGGTAGAGCAACCGTCTAAAAAATCATCTTGTATTAGATGTATCTGCAATTAATACTAAAAACAGTTTGTCGTAAGTTCGAATCTTACCTTCCCCACTTTAGATAGTTCAGCAATTTAAAACTTTTTCGCCAAATTTTTATCCGAAAAATAAAAACTATCTAGTAATGCCGAAGTAGTGTAACGGTAGCACGTTAAAAAGCAGTTATCTAGTTTTAGATACGGACAGCAATTACTCTAAATTCCATTGTCAGGGAAAAGTTCGGGTTCAATTCCCGACTTCGGCGTTAGATGATTCAGCAATTACCGCAGGTTATGCAACAAAATCATCTAGTTAAATGCGGATGTAATTCAGTGGTAGAATGACTGCCTTCCAAGCAGTTCGTCGCGTGTTCGAATCACGTCATCCGCTTCTTAACCAAATCTTAGTTGACATAAGACTCAAGATGCTCTAAGATACTCTCAATCTTAAGGTTTGCTTAAGACCCCCCTAAATAACGAAGATTTACTTTGTTGTAAATCTTTACATTGTCGTTTAGTACACAAAAAACATTTTTATGAAAATCAAACAACTGATGCTTGCACCTGTTGCTCTTGGTATGATTGCTCCTGCTGTTGCGAATGCCGCAGACCTTAATATTGCAGCAGTCAATCAATACTCCGCTGAGCAAGCAACAAGCGTCACTCAATTCTCTGATGTTCAACCTTCCGATTGGGCATATCAGGCACTCAGCAACCTTGTAGAGCGTTATGGTTGCGTTGCTGGTTATCCTAACGGCACTTATGGTGGTGGTAAGGCAATGACCCGTTATGAGGCAGCAGCACTTCTGAATGCCTGCCTTGATCGTGTAACCGAAGTAACTGATGAACTCCAACGTCTTTCGAAAGAGTTTTCTGAAGAACTTCTAGTTATTCGTGGTCGTGTTGATAAACTTGAAGCACAAGTTGGTCAACTTCAAGCAACTCAGTTCTCCACTACATCCAAACTGCGTGGTGAAGCAACCTTCGTTCTTGGTGGTGTAGAAGGTGCTCGTCTTGCTAATAATTCTAACGTTGGTAACACCGCTTTCAACTATGATGTTCGTCTGAACTTCGATACTTCCTTTACTGGTAAGGATTTGCTGAAGACTCGTCTGCGTTCTGGTAATTTCTCCAGTCAACCTTTTGGATCTTCCTCTTCGCTGTTCAAACTGGACAAGGCAGAATCTTATGCAAACCAAGTACAACTTGATCGTCTGTACTATCAGTTCCCTGCTCTTACCAAAGGTCTCAATCTGACTGCTGGTGCTCTGGTTCGTAACACTGAGATGTCTTGGATTCCTAGTGCTTATAAGTCCGACATTCTGGACTTCTTCGCTGTTGCAGGTGCTCCTGGTGTCTATAACAAGGCAACTGGTTCTGGTTTCGGTGCTCAGTGGGCACAACCTACCAAGAAAGGTAAGGGTGGTTTCGTTGCTGGTGTCAACTATGTTGCCCAGAACGGTTCTGATTCTAGCAAAGGTGAATTTGATGAGTCTGGTGCTCTGAATACTCTGGCACAGTTTGGTTATCGTGCTCCTCAGTATGGCATTGCATTTGGTTATCGTTATGGTACTGAAGGCACTCGTGTTCGTACCTTCAATGGTGTTGCTGGTAATGGTGGTACTCTTGCCGCCAATCAAACCTCTAATGGTTATGCTGTGAATGCTTATTGGCAACCTAAGAAGTCTGGTATCGTTCCCTCTGTGAGCGGTGCTTATGGTTGGAACACTGTAGAGGGTCCTGCTACTCCCCGTGCTGCTACTAAGTCTGAGACTTGGTTTGCTGGTCTTCAGTGGGCAGATGTATTTGCTAAGGGTAATGCTGCTGGTTTCGCTATCGGTGCTCCTGGTAATGCTGCTTCCCTCACTAAGGATGCTCTGATGTGGGAAACCTTCTATCGCTATCGTGTGAGTGATAATATTAGCATCACTCCTGCAATCTTCTATGTTTCCAATAATCAAGGATTCAAGAATGCTTCTTCTAACTATGGTGGTGTAATTCAGACCCAGTTTAGGTTCTGATTTAATAAGTAACCTGGGGGGGAGTTGACAAAACTCCCCTTTTACTTTAAAATATTTAAGAGATTGATAGAAATCTCACCAATCTAAAATATCAGAAAATGAAAATAACACTCTGGTACTGTGAATCTATGCAACAATGGCGGTGGACTTTATGTGATTCCTCTCGTCCTATTCGTAAGCAAGAATCTGGTCAACAACCATTTCTTCGTGATGCTATGAATGATATTGCAAATACAGTAGAATTTATGCTACAATCTAGTTATCCTGATTGATTTATTGGGCGATTGGCACAGCGGTAGCGCGGATCCCTTACAAGGATTAGGTCACTGGTTCGAATCCAGTATCGCCCACTTTATAAATACTTGAAAAAAGTATTGGTGTAATGGAAAAATTATATAAATTACTTTCTGATACTCAGGCAAGTTTGTTTGTTCTCTTTCAGAAAACTTGGGTTTATCATTGGCACGTTGTTGGATCTGATTTTAAGCAGATTCATGACTTATTTGGTGAACAGTACGTTGCTCTTCAAGAAGAAGTTGATCGTATTGCCGAGCATATGAGATTTCTTGAAATCAAACCAGTTAGTTCTTTGTCCAGAGTCGTAGAAGTTTCTGGTATTAGTGAAGCAAAGTCTAATATTTCTGAAATGGAAATGATTCGTGATTTGATGGATGGGCATCAAAAAATAATTACAATGCTGTCTGATGCTGCTATGGAAGCAGACGAACAAAAGTCAAGAGGAACAGTTAATCTTCTTGATGATTTAAATGAAGCACACGGCAAATTCGTTTGGATGCTTCGATCATTTACTGAAAAATAATTAACTTATTATAAAGATGGAAAATTTAAGAATCAGATGTCGCTCCTGTAATAGAGAGTTGGAAGGGCATCAAACGAAAACAGTATCTTGTGGTTGCTCAAATATGGCAACTATTCGTGGAGATAAGATTTCAGCAGTTGACTTATCCTCTGTTGTTATGCTAAACTCTATACATACCAAATCAAAATCTGGTGTCCTTACAAACGAAGACCTTGCTTTTCAAGAAGCACGGCGTCAGCGTAAAGTAAGACGTTTAGATTTTGAAGTCCGCTGAGGACTTATTTGGAAGCGTGTCCGAGTGGTTTAAGGAACTTGTCTTGAAAACAAGCGTGTTAATAGCACCGTTGGTTCGAATCCAACCGCTTCCGTTACAAATATTACAAAATTTTAGATTTTTTTAATCTATATTTTCGTATCAACACAAACTTGACATAGTAGAAATACTCACTAGTATAATTAGTAGTATTCAACTTAAAACCCTATGGATCAGCACACCTATGACAATTGGGTGAAGATCAAGGAGACATTCGAATCTTCTGGTAATATGGACAATATGTTCTATAAAAGAGCAGTAGAAATTGTAAAAACAAGAAAAGACCCTCTTGCAAAGTTTCTTGGTGATGAAAAATGATGTATGAGCAGGAAGAGTTTATTACACGCACAGAAGTTCAGGAGATGATCGATGCCTCTATACGAAGACACAACCGTAATGCTTCTATCATTAGTATGTGCGTCGGTTGGGTGGTTCTTGCTCTATTTGCTGAGGGACTTTTAAGGTTGATTGGTGTTATTCCGCCATTACTTCCATTTCTTAAAATTACTCTTAACTAATCTTTTATATGGAAAAAGAAAATATGAGTAGCACAATATTTTCAGCAATGACTATTTTTGGTATAATAGGTT